CTTCTATATATATTGATTTAGTATTTTCATAATTATTTTTATTTAAATTTTCGTTAATCATATGAAATTGGTTTAAATCTTTATATTTATATATATATAATAATGGATAATATTATATATGATTTAGAACATTTACCTGAACAAAATAATAATAAAAAAAACATCCATGAAAGTTGGTCTAAACTAAATTATATGTGTAAATTAAAAAAAATGAAAGAGTTTTCCATCAAATATCAAGAAGAAAATAAATTAACAGATGAAGAATTACAAGATCTTCAAAAATATTTACAATGTTCGTTATTAAAAAAAAGATTACAAAATACGAAAGACGTAAATTATGATAAAGAAACAGAACAAATTATATCTATTCCATCATTAACTGTTATTGAACATAATGTTATTCATGAAGTAAATAATTCTATAAATAGAAAAAAATTTACACTTCGTCATTATAAATCATGTGATAAATTCACACGAAAAAAAAAATAAGATTTATTATATAATTTTGATTTTGATATAAATATATTTAAATATTATAATATATTATATAACTATTATAAATTATATATTATAAATTATGTCTTCTGTTATACTATATGATATTGAAAAAAAATTATACGAACTGAAATATAATTTATATAGTGAAATAAAAATTGGGAATATTGAAAAAAATAGAAAAAATAAAAAACTAGAAGAAATTGATAATCTTCAGTCTTTTATAAATGGTGTATATAAGATTTTATATACACCTAATAATATATCTCTATTATGTAAGTTATAATTATTGTTTGTGTTATTATATTATTACATCTTAATTTACATCATATAATGTTCAATATTACTTATTTAAATACATATAAAGAATTATGTATATATATAATTGATGAATGAAAATATAATAAATATAATAAATCAGAATATTGATGAAGATATAATTTATGAGGATATGGTATTGGATGATATGGATAAATTTGATGAAATTACGGATAAATTTGATGAAATTACAGATAAATTTGATGAAATGACAGATGATGATTTGAGTAATTTAATAGAATCATTTTATGAAATGAAAAAATTAGAGATGATAGAGAAAATACATGAGTATAATGCAAGAGAGATTTATATTGGATTATTTAAAGATTATTGTATTGAAAATGAATTAGAAGATTGGATAGATTTGGATCATTATGATTTTATAAAATTTGTGATTGAAATTGTAGAAGAAGTATTGGTTCCTCGTTCAGTAAATGATATAGAATGTTATACAAAAAATAATACGGAGAGATATATACAGAATATAGAAGGACGAATTTTGGAATTAAATAAAGTGAATGAAAATTTACCTGAACAGAGAACCGATGAATGGTATAATATGAGATATAATATGTTATCAGCGAGTAATTTATGGAAAATATTACATACTACATCAACATATAATCAATTGGTAAAAGAAAAAACAGAATCTTTGGAAGTATCAAAAATAAATAAATTAAAAGGTGGGTTTAATTCATCTTTAGTATGGGGTCAACGATATGAAGATGTTGCTCAACAAATATTTGAAGACATGTATAATACGGAAATATCGTCATATGGATGTATTCCTCATTTTGAATGTAATTATATTGGAGCATCTCCTGATGGAATTAATACTAAAAAGGAATCCGGATTATATGGACATATGTTAGAGATAAAATGTATAGTAAATAGAGAATTGACTGGTATACCAAAGAAAGAATATTGGATACAGATGCAGATGCAAATGGAGTGTTGTAATTTAGATTATTGTGATTTTTTCGAGTGTAGATTTAAAGAATATGAAAATGAAATTATGTATATGGAGGATGGAGAGATGATACATAAAACGAATGATGGTAGATATAAAGGGATGATGATTACGTATATGGATGAAACGCAAAATTATAAATATTTATATATGCCACTGAATATAGAGAATAAAGAGGAATATAATAAATGGTATAATAATAAAATAGAGTGGATAGATAGTGATAGTAGATATAATTGGATAAAGAATATATATTGGTATTTGGATGAATATTCTAGTGTAATGGTTCCTAGAAATAGAGATTGGTATATTTTTTATAAAGATAAGATACGAGATACGTGGAGAGATATAGAAAATAAAAGATTAAATATATTTTCTAAAAGTAAAAAAATAGATAATACGAAGATAAAATGTAATATAAATAAAAAGGAAGGAGTGAAAAATATTTATATTGATATATAATATTTTACATGTAAAAGTATGTATATAACTGTAAAAGTATAATTAGTATGTAAATAATGTATATACTAATTATATGGTATTTCTTATATCGTATGTATAGAAATTAATACGATTTTGTTGTAATATATCAGGTGGAGATGATACAATAGAATTTGAATCTTGTAATATATCATTTTCTTTATAAAGAATATTACATACATCAGATGGTAGACATGTTCCATTATCAGGTTCTTTCCAATGACGTTGATTATTTGTTTTTTGATCGTATGAACCTAATTGTGGACCTCTATTTTTTTGTTTAATAATATCGGATGCATTTAATGAATTTAATTTTTTATCTATTTTTTCTTTATAAAAAGTGGCTATTGGATTATAATCATAACCATGCAATTTAGATGCTACAAATGGTTCAGTTTTACAATTAAATATCAAATAAGAAAACATCACAAATACAATAAGTAATAAAAACATAGATAATCTATCAGGTATCTTCACATTTACCTTCATTAAATAATATAATATATTATATATTCATTATATTATTTTATTATTCATCATTATTTGAACTTTTATTTGATTTATTATTTCTAAAAAAGTTGTTTATTAAAGGTTTTTTACTTGATTTTTTTATTGTTGGTTGTGATTTCACTCGTTTTTTACTTGATTTTTTTGATGATTTTTTTCTTGTTTGTTGTGATTTCGCTTTTTTCGATGTGTTTAGTTTTTTACTTGATTTTCGTCCGGTTAGTAGTGATTTTGTTTTTTTCGATGTGTTTCTTTTTTTAAAGTCTGTGTTTTCATTTATATTATCTAAATATTCATCAAAAAAAAATTGTAAATAATTTTTAAACTTATTTTTTTCATCGTTTGTTAAATGATATTGTTTATCAACACTGTTAATAATATTTTGTTTAGTTTTTTCAAAACTGTCATCTGATATAGATTTTATCATTAAAAATTCTCTATGTTTGCTATAAATATGTTCGTTATAAAAATCTGTATTTGTATTACATTTCGTATTATTTATATAAAAAATAAAAAGTAAATAAATTAATATTCTAAGTCTCATGTTGTATTTTGAGTTTTTTACATTTTGATTTATGGGAACATCTTTATATATTTTATCATACTTTTTAAATAAACTAGATATTATACTATTTATTTTAATATCAGTGGGAGGATTATAAATATTTCTTTTTATTTGTTCACGAAAAACAAATTCTTTAGGTTTTAGTTTTAGTGTGTTCATTATACTATATAAATATTTTTTAATCTCACTTTTGAAAGACGTTTTCTTTAAGTTCAAAGATGTATAATATTCATTATAGTTCTTTAAGTTCAAAAAGGATTAATATATATAACGCATAATTCATACTTAAAGAAAATAGACAAATTTAAGGACCCCATTTTTCTTTAAGTTCATTTTTGAAAGACATTTTCTTTAAGTCTTAAGTCTCTCTCTCCAATTTTTCTTTAAGTATGAAATACAAATATATATATAACATGTTTTTGAACTTAAAGAATTTTTTCAAAAAAAAATGTTTTTTACAAAACTTTACCCCAACTTTCAAAAATGGACAAGGATGTCCATTTTTCATTTTTAACCCAAAGTTTTATTTTATTTTTAAAAAAAGTGCCAAAAATCGGGTTATGAGCTTAAAGCTCACAAAACGAAAAAATAGTCCAAAATTTCATGAGCATAATTTTTTTTGAGAAAACCACTTAAAAAAATTTTCTTTTTATATCTCAATGAAAAGTATCAGAATTTGCGAGAAAGTATCAGAATCACCCTTACTGAAATCCAAAAATATTTATAAGTGTGAAAAATGTGACTATAATACCACGAGAAAACATGATCTACAAAAACATTTTAAGAGCAAGCGTTGTGCGAGAAAACCTGATACAAAAAGTATTCGCAAAACTCGCAAGTTTGAAAATGAAGTTAAGGAAAATAATGAAAATATGGTCGTAAATTTATGTAAATATTGTCATTATTCAACACCGATTAAGTCTAATTTTAAAAAACACTTATTATCTAAAAAACATCAAAATAATATTATTGTATATGGTATGATAAATAATTCAGACGATACAAATATACAAATATATGGTGATGAATGTGGTAATGATATTACATTAAATAATAATATTATACAAGATAATGATGGTGAAAATAATACAAATATAGAATTTTCTAATGATTTGATGAAGCAATTTATTTCATTAATGAAAGAAAATCAAAAGGAAACAATTGAATTAAAAAAACAATTAATAGAATTAGCAAATAAACCAAATATTATTATTGATAATCATTATACTGAAAAACATATTACGAATAATAATCAAAAGATGAATATTATACAATTCTTAAATCATGAATGTAAAGATGCTATGAATTTATCTGATTTTATCAATAATCTTGTTGTTACATTTGACGATTTAGAAAAAATAGAAAAAAATGGATATATTACAGGTATAAAGGACACCCTCATAAAAAGCTTACAAGAAATGGAAAAAGATAAAAGACCTATTCATTGTACGGATATTAAACGAAAACAATTTTATATTAAAGATGATGATACATGGGAAAAAGATGATGAACAATATAGTAAAATATCAAAAGCTATTTCACGATATAATAACAAACAATTTTATACTATGCAATCATGGAAACAATCAAATCCATGTTGGAAAGATGATGATATTATACAATATAAAATGAATAAAATCACCAATGAGGTAGCATCTATATGTAATGAAAATAATATTATTGATAAAAAATTATTACAACATATATCTAATGTTACCAAATTATAAATCAAACATTTATTTAGATTTATTTACATTCTCAAATTTGGATTTACACATATCTTTTCACTTGGAAAAATATCTCCTGACATACACATATCATTTTGATATGATTGAATACATGAACGATATCCACGATCATTACCTACGTAACACCATCCATCTTTTCCTGTTTTTGGTATGCTCATAGTTTTACTATGTGCTTTTATATTTGTTGTATTGTCAGGATCCATATTCATTTTATTTAATTCTGTTAAAATTGTAGAAAATTTGCCTCCTGTGTTATTCAATTTAATATCCCTATTTATAGGTTCTTTTTTTCCATTTTCAGTTTCACTTTTATTCTCCTTTTCTTCATTTATACTATGTAAAGATTCTATACCTAATCTTTTCTTTATGAAATTAAAATCACTCATATCACTATCCTTTTTTATTATATAATCTTTTAATGTTATTTTACTTATGATTTTATATATTATAGATAAAATAGTTAATAATAATATTAATACAATACTTATTTTCAATATACGTCTCATTTATTATTCTATTAGATTAAATTTATATATTCTATTTTCTTCTCTTTTATATTCATCTCCGTATTTTCTAATACATGAACCTCATTCTTTTTTAATTGCTCAAATATTTTATTTGTGATTTTTTTTATATTTTCATTCTCTATGTCTCTATTTGATTGAATTATATTTACATCCTTTGTCCATGATTCACATAACAAATATAATACATGATATATCATATATTTTCTTTTTGTTTTTGTGCTTGCTGTATAATGTAATATAAATAATGAATATATTGAATCTATTATTTTAGCATACATATTCTCTCTACGTTTTACTTCTTTAAATATTGCCTCCCATATTATCCATATTACATCTGAATATAAATTATCATTTGTAGAATTTAATTTAACATAATTTCTTTTTTTACATTTTAATGTTAATTTCTTCTTTTTTATTGTTTTTTCATATACATATATCCATTCTATCCAAAATATGGATTTCTGTAATGAAGGATTTTTTTTATAAATATGATACGAAAATTCATTAAAAGGAACTAATAATTCAGGTGGATCAAAATTGGTATAATATGTATTTGCATAATCAAGAGATGGTGCTACTAACATAGATTTCATTTCCATAAATAAATCATCAGAACTTATTTTAATTAAATTTAATTTGTTTTTCTTTTCTGAAATACACAATATAATAATTATCTCTCCAAACATAAAACGAATATCATTATGATTACGTAAATATATTTCATCATATTGTATATGTTTTATTATTTTCTTAAATTCATTCATTCTCATTTCTATATAAATTGGTAATTTAGGATTTCCATAATATATATATTTACTCATTATTTCGAATATAATATTCCATATTTCTAATATATGACCACTTGATAATAATTCAAACATCCAATAAAGTGATTCTTCTATTTTATTTTCATTTATACTATATATACACTTACGTATAACATCCGTTTTTTTAAATTTAGAAAATGTTGACTTTTTAAAAGATTCACTTGTTCTAATATCATTTATTATAATACTTTCTTCGTTTTTCATTTCATCCTATTTATTATTTATTCAGTATAAAAATATTATAAATATACATATATAATTATATATGATTAAGTTTAAATTTCTTAAAAAAATGTATATCTATCAAAATATATTATTTTCACTTATATTCTTATTTATTTTATTACATGTTCATAAATTATTTTTCAAAAAATATAACACCACCGAAGGATTTAATAATAATGATTTATCTATTCATTTTAAAAAACCTTATAATGAAAGAAAAAATCCAACTATTTTCACCAATCTATATATCGATATATATGAAGAACTTTTTCAAGATAAAGATCGCATTATATTCGAAATAGATACCATCATTAATAATACTAATATTAATAACAAGTCTATTATTTTAGATATTGGAAGCGGTATAGGTAATCATTTAAAAATATTAACTGAAATTTCACCAAATACTCAGGGTCTTGAATTATCTCAAGATATGATTAACTATTCAAAACAAAAATATCCAAATATACAATGTAATCAAGGTAACGCTATTGATACATTTTTATATAATCCATTACAATTTACACATATTTCCATGTTATTTTATACATTCTATTATATTGAAAATAAAGAACAACTTATAAAAAATATTTTTACATGGTTACAATTTAACGGATACTTTATATTACATTTAGTTGATCCATATAAATTTAATCCTATTTTATCTATCATAAATCCGTCATGTTATATGCCATTTCAAAAATGTTCGTCTAATAACACAATATCTCAACCTAAACATTCCAAAATTAATTATAAACATTTTAAATATAATTCAACATTCAATATAAATGATGATAAACATGCAACATTTGAAGAAAAAATAACACATCATAAAACAGGTCATGTCATTAAAAACATTCATACTTTATACATTGAATCTATTGAACATATATTAAAAATATGTAAACAAATTGGATTTACATTTATAGAAAAAATAGATATGAAATCATGTGGTTACGAGTTTCAGTATATCTATATATTTAAAAAGAATAATCCATAAATAATTAAATATAACTTACATTAATTTATAAAAAACATTTTATATGTAATATCTACATTTTATATGTAATATCTACATTTTATCAATATATATATTTTATATTATATTAACTATAAAATATGTATATATTATACATCATATTATCTATTCTAATTATATTCTATATTTATCTATTATATATTAAATGTAAGCATCCATTCTGGTCTAAACAACCTGTTGATCATTATCATTTAAAACATTACAATTATTATTCACATAAGATAATTAAAAATAAATTAACAAATAAATATCCAAAATATATAGATACAAAAAATATATATTCATATATATATCCAATCTCTCAAGAAAGAAATTTACATATTCTTTTCAAAAAAATTTCATCATTAATTCAATTCAATTATTTACCTATTCATGATCTAACTACATATATGATAGATCAGAATTATATACAAACACGATTTAAATATCATGATTTACCTAGTTTTATGTTTTATTATACTCCTAAACAGAAAACAATACAACAGAATATTCATATAGCTATTTTAGGATCATTGATTTTTACACCATTATATATCAGATATAAAAATGACAATAATGAATTTTTACACTATACAATTTATTATGGTGATTATCTATGTATAGATACAAAATATAGAAAAAAACAAATCACACAAAAACTAATTTATACCTCTATCTATACTATATATTCCTATTTTCATCGATTTAATAAAAATAAAATTATGAATTATAATTCTAATTCTAATTCTAATACTAATACTGATACTGATACTAATACAGGCAAAATATTTATATCAAAACATGAAGTAAAACCATTACCATATAAATGGTTTATATCATATCCTGTATATGTTTATAATATTGATTCATGGAATGTCAAACAAATTCATTCAAAACATATACAACCTTTATCTTTTATATGTTTAGACTCTGAATCAAAAACAACACCTATATATTTAGATATTATTATACAACATGAATATCATAAAAAATGGAAATGGTATATGTATGAAAATTTTAATACACTTCTACATATGATTAAACAAAAATATATTTATATCTATATTCTTGTAAATGAAAAAACAAGAGAACTTTATAATGTATTTATATGGAGAGATGGTAAACAATTATACGATAAGAAAAAAACATTAGAATGTATTTCTAGTTTTACTTTATGGAGAGATAAATCAACAAATCAAATACAGGATATACATCAATCATTATATTTTGATTGTATATCTACCATGATTTATCAAATTCAACATATACATCATTTTACATATATACATATAGAACTTGTATCCGAAAATATAGATATAATGACATATTTCATCTCAAAACAATCTTATATTCCTATTCTGAAATATACCAATTATTATCATCTATATAATATGATACAAACCGAAATCTCTCCATCAAAAATGTTCTATATACATGGATGAATAATATATCTATATCTATATCTATATTTATATCTATATCTATATCTATATCTATATCTAGATTTTAGGAATAATCTATTTTCTTGTATATCTACCAACACGTACAAATGAATCCACCAGAAAAATAATAAACATTCCTAAAAAACTATATAATATTAATTCTTCAACAACATTATCCGATTTTTTATTCTGTTGTTCCTCTATCATATGAATTACATAATTTAATTTATTTAATATATCATTATTTGAATACATAGACGATGATGAGGATGATGTTGATGTTGATGTTGAATAAGGTATTGATGTTTGATTAGGAAATTGTATTGTATCACCCATAAAAGGTTTGTTAAATTGATGTTCATATGTATCCTCTTCATCATATTTTGTAGGTTTAGGTACATAATTATCTATTTCTTTATCTTCATTTTTATTTGATTGATATGGAATAGATACATTATCATTATACTTTATTTCTTTATGTATATTATTATTGACATTTTCTTTAAATTTAGTTATTTTTGGGTAATCAGGCATATTTTTCATATTTGGTTTTGTTAACATATATTGTTTTGGATCTGATGGTAATTGATCTGTATCTGACTCAGAATCGGAATCATATGTTAATTTTTCTTGAATTCTTTTGATACGATCTTCACTTATTTTAGAACTACTCTTCTTTCTTGTTTTATTTAATAATTGTTTAGAAATTTTAGATTCAGAATTCGTATTTGAATCAATAAATGAAAATTGTAATGACATGTATTCAATATATACTTATTATAAAAATATAATATATTTTATTCTTTTATTTACAAAAAAATATTATACCACTATATTAAATAATATGGATTTTCCACCTATAATTATATATTCCCTTATTCTTATCATCATTCTATTCTTTAATCAAGAACATATGACTATATTCAATACACATATAGGTAAACTATCATTACTTATATTTATATTCTTTTCAACACTTTATTTTGGTACCATTTGTGGTATATTAAGTTCTATTATATGTATATATTTACTACATAATAATTATGAGGGATTTGGTATGAATTTTGAAATATTTTCAGGACGGAATATAAATCAAGATAAAAATAAAAATAGTATAAAAAACACTACATCAAATGATAAAACACACAAAAAACTAAAATCAAAACAAATGAAAAATAAGGATAATAATAATAATAATAATAATAATAATGTAGATGAAATATCAGATGAAATAGAAAGCGATTTAGATTACTAGTTTTTTTATTTAAAATATATTATTTTATATATAAATGAAGTTATCTATTCCTAATATACTATTATTTATATTATATTTATTAATTCTTTATTTCATATATACAAAATATTCAGAATATATTTATTTACCATCTTTTTATACAAAAACACTTATACTATTTTTCATTTTTATTACCTATTTTATATTCGGTATAATACCATGTATATTAATATCAATTATTTTTATTACCTTAACACATCTTGAATACGAAACGTTTATAGAAGGAAATTCTGAATCAGTAGATACAAAAGATATTAATAATATACTTAAAGAACAATTTCCTAAAATGATAGATTCTATGAAAGTTGATGATATATCGTCTAATTTAAAAAATAAATCAGATACTAAAGCTATAAATAATGATTTTGGGTCTTATATAGATAGTATGAAAGATAAATTGAAAAGTAATGAGAATATAAATAAGATGAAAAGTAATGAGAATATAAATAAGATGAAAGATAAATTGAAAAGTAAGATGAAACGTTAATTATAATGTTAATGATATTGTAAATAATAATATGTATATATATATTACTATTTCACATGTTTATGTATAATAAACCAAAAATAAAAAAAGATATAAAAAAAAAAAATAAACTTAAAAGTGTAAATTATAATGGAATTCGATTATATTTACATAAGTTCAATAAATCAATATTAAAAATGAATAGTAGTAAGTATTTTGCTGGTATATGCATGATTATATTGAATATAGGTTCAAAATTTATTTCATTACGATTAAGCAGAACACAGGAAGAATATTTTAAAAGCTCTATTGCTCGTGTATTTTTATTATTTTCAGTAGCATGGATAGGTACACGAGATATATATACGTCATTTATTTTAACAATATTGTTTTTAATTATGACTGAGTATATTTTTAATGAAAAGAGTAAGTTTTGTATACTACCAAAACAATTAAATAAAATTAAACAATCTCTCGACACAAATAATGATAATGTTATATCCGATGAAGAAATAGAAAATGCGTTGAATATTTTGAATAAAGCGAAGAATATATCTAATAAGAATACAAATGAATAGGTTATTATATAATATTATATTATACTAATATTTATATGTATAATATAGTATTATTTTATGATATTAACAAAAAAAAATATATTATTATGAATAAAGACTTCGAATATCATAACATAGATAATATAAATAAAAATGGATTATTTTATGTTAATCATTATAAAGATATAAATTCAAATAAATTAACAAATTTATATGGTATAACTATAAATAAATTAAAAAATTTGCTTGTAGATGCTAAAAAAGCTAATAATCCTGAAAATCATGAAAATCCTGAAAATGAAGAGAAACGTTTTATAAGTGATTTACAACAAAAATTACAATCATTATTACCTACATCAGAATCAAATGGTGATAAAAAAAATAAATATAGAACTGAAATAAAGATAGATAAAGTAAATAAAGAATATTTTGTGGATATTGAAAATATTTATATTAAATGGATTTTAAAACCACATAAATTGAAGAAAACAATTGGTTCATCCGAATCAAATGAATATAATAAATATCTGAATAGTTTACGTGAATCATATTCAAACAAATTATATACATTATTTACAGAAATATATTATAAAAATAAAACTAAAAATGAAACTAAAAATGAAACTGAAAATAAAACTGAACAAACTATGATAAATAAGTTAATTGAAAATTATCATCAATTGACTGTAAAACCTTCCTTACCAACTACTGATAAATCAGAAATATATGAAAAAAATTTTAAATCTTTATTTGAAAAATATTATGATAATAGTATTAAAAAAAAAATAGAAGAATATAGATTAAGACGAACAAAGGAACCTGAACATTACACAGAATTCATGAAAAATAATACAGAATTAAATACTAAATTAAAAAAAATTATAAAATCAAAAGTAGATGAATTAATAGGTCTTGATACATATACATATAATAAAATTAGTTCATATATAAAAGCTAATTTAGAAGGTGATCTAAAATATAAAGATATAAAATTCAACGATATTAATAATCGTTTAAATGTATGGGTAGTAGGACTGGATATTGAACTTGAAAATTATAACAATAAAACAGAAGATGAATTAGTATCTAATATTATTACTAGAAAAATAAATAATTCTTCAGAAATAATATCGGATAAAGGAGTATGTAATTTTGTAGATGATGAATACACTAAAATAAAATATAAAGGTGAATATGTTTTATATGATTTTTTAAACTGGGGATTAAAAAAATTATCTGATACAAAAACAGACGACCAATCTGATACTAAACAAGACAAAGATGAAAAAGATATCATATTGAGAGAAATATATAAAAAATTAGTAAATAATGCTAATGCTAATGCTAATAATGAAACTATACAACAATATTTTAAAGAATCAAATACATCAAATACATCAAATACATCAAACACATCAAGTATATTTACAGATGAATCTCAATTAAAAAATATAAAAGAAATAGTAACAAAGTTTTATAATGATAAAGAGTTAAAAACATTAAAAGAAATTAATACTATTTTAGAAGATATTGATTCTGAATCTATAAATGATAAACAAAAAGAAGATATTATAATAAAATTAAATGATTTGAGATTAGAATATGCTGGTAAAAAAATAAAAAAAATAATTCAGTCAATACATACAAGTTTCACAAAAGAAATTGTATCTTTTATAAAAGAAGAAAAAGAAAAGAACAACAACAAGAACAACACCCCCCCCCATTAAAAATAAAGGAAAAATTTCAAAATGAAATGTTATATTTTAAATCCATATACGAAAACAAAAACTATAAATATAACGAAGAATATGCAACAATTAAATATGATACTATATCCGAGTTAATTAAAGATATTAATAGTTCTACTATTGATGATACAATAAAAATAAAAATATATAACTTATTACATGAATTAGAAACAAAAATTAGAAGTTTAAAAAAAAATAATACTGATAAAACAAGAACTGAAATAACTAAAATAATTGACCAAATAAATATTGAAGTAGATAAAATTTAAGATTAAATATAGTAAAACTTAAATATAGCATGATGAAATATCATTTTGAGATATGTCTTGAATAGAGGACATACTAATATCATTATGTATAATCTCTCCATGATTATTTTTTGGAACTTTAGAATAAATAAATATATAATTAGGGGTGGATGTATCAGATAAGGAATATATATTCTTATATAGATTTGAATTTATATTTGGATCTGAATGTAGATGTATAAATGAATTTATATTTTCACTTTTTGTATTTTGTATCATGGAGAGATAATGATATATAATCATATATCCAAAAATAAATAAAATGGAATAAAATGTATGAGAAGTAAAACCAAAGGTTGTTCCGTGAATAAAATAGGAAGATATGAGGAAAAGAGATAAAATAATAAAATAAAATGATGAAAAGGAAATATTTTGGAAAAAAGAGAAAATTGGATATAATAAAAGACATTCAAGAATATGACGAAATGTTATTTTACAACGACAAAGTTGAATAATATATAATATACAGGTGGATAATACTATAAAAAGAGGTATTTCTCGTGTAAATATATAATTAAATTCAGGAAAAAATAAAGAAATACATAAAAACGCAAAAGATAATACAACTTTCTTATAAAGAATAATTCCAAATACTATTAATAATATATAACCAGTCCATCGCATATAAATATCATTATTATTATAGTTATTATCATAATTATTATCATATTTATTTTGATTATATGTTGATAAATTACATATATTATGGTTATTGTTATGATTAAGATTATGATATATATTATTTGAAAAATGAGTAAAAGAATAAAAACATATTCCAAAAAAGGAATAAAAGAGTATATTTTTTATTCTGGAAATATAGTTAGATAATGAATCTACTTTTTTTATTTTAGGTTGTGGAGAGATTATAGTTTTTAAATTGGATATAATATCATGAATATTCATTTCCGAAATATTCATATTATTAGGAATATTCATATTATTTGATGGAAAAATATTTATACTTATATCTGATGTAAACTTGGATAAATCAGGAAATTTAGATAAATCAGAGTTTTTTAACATAGTATGTAAAATATCGGATATAGAATTCATATAATTATATATATAGTTATATGAAAAATACACAAACTAGAACTTAATGGTTGATTAAATGAATACATTATATATTCAAACTGACTATATTTTTATCAGAACGATGTTTTCTTTTACCAGATTTACCAGATTTAGAACGAATATTACTCTTTAAATCGTTAAAATCGTCTAAACTAATTATACTTTGTGAATCATCATCTATTTTAGTGGAAGATGAAGAAGATTTTGTTTTAATACCAGATAATATATCATTAATATTTTTAGGTCCATTCATTTCCTTTCTTTTAGGTGGATCTTTAAAAGTTACATCATTAAAATCAGATTTAGATGAGGTGGACGTTAAATCCGGTCTAGAAGAGGATGATATAGGTTTTGAATCAGGGAATAAATTATTATTTCTTATTTCATTTGAACGTGAACGTTGCATAGGACCAGGAGGAGAACCAAATGGAGGCATAGTTTCATTTGATTGATCGTTCATCATACCATTCATAAATGAACCGAATTCAGGTCTTTCTTGACCCATAGTATTTACAGCGGCTTGGGTAAATTGTTGCATTAAGTCCGGATTTTGTTTTAACAAATCATCCATACCAGGTAATGATGATTTAAACATAGTATTTGTCATATGTAACATAATGGCACTACCACCAAGTTGAAATAATAATTTTAATTCAGGTGCCATGGATGCTTTTGACTTATATTTTTCATGTAATTCACCGAAAATTTCATCATAATCATTCACGTTTTCATTAATATTTTCAGCCCAACCATCTAGTTTTAAATCGAATGGATCAAATTTATTATTTAAGAATTCAAGACCGGTAATACATGCCATAAGACATTTTCCTTGAAATTTAATAGAATTACTTTTTTCTTTTTCAGATATAATTGTGTCGTATTCGGCTTTCATTTCTTGGAAATCTGATTCCATGTTATATTTTTTACTTAATTGGACACCTTTTCTTTCTAGATCTTCTAATTTTCTTAAATATTCAAATTTTTTCTTGTTTAATTCATCAGGAGACATTGGTTTTTCTTTCATTTTTGAATAATCAGAATTATTTGGATCAATAGGTATTTCGTTGAAAGATTGATAACCATCCCATGTTTTTTCTTTTTTTTTAGGCATCATCTTTTTAAATTTAGAGAAGAATCCCCCCCTAGAATTTACTTTTTCAGAAGATTCTGTAGTAGGAGTATTTATATTTTTGTTATATGCATCATTATTATTTCCTTGATTGTTGTAATTTGTGTCATTATTATCATTATTATGATTATTATGATTATTATCAGTATCATACGTATTTAACTTAATAGAAGAGGTTGGTATGTTATCATTATTACTATTAGTATTTATAATAGGTGTAGATGATGGAGCAGAAAGGTCATTTAATTCATCTTCCAGTTTATCTAGATCATTTAATGACAAAGTAGAAGATTTAGGTGTAGACATTTTTTTATCATTCATTAACATTTCAGCACCTACACCAAAATTAACACTTTTATTATCATTTATATCAATTGTTTCAATTTGAATGGAATTTGAATTTGAATTGGAATTAGAAGATTGTAAAGGAATTTCTACAACATCCATTTTATAAAGTATATTATTAAGAATATAGAAGAAGCTTTAATTTAAAGTATTACGAATTGTTTTAATATAAATATAATTAGTAGTAATATTCATAAAATAATATTAATATTAATATTAATATTAATATTAGATAGAATTATAATGATGTTTTGTAAAATTTTTAATTTATATATATAATAATCATAAGATTATGAATATATTCATAATTATATTTATAATTATATTTACAATTATTTTTCTAATAAATTTTATATTAGATACTATGTATTACAATATAGACGATACAAAAGAATTGTTTTATAAGACTTTTAACAAATTGTTTTTTGGATATATAATGTATGATAATTTCAATTCAAAAGGGTTCGTATATATATTCTTATATGGAATTTTTTATGTAATTAGTTTAAAATGGATGTATCTATTGTTATATATTCTAATAAATAAAAATATAATATTTATAATTATACTTTTTATTCCATTTATAATATATAATCTCATTTATCAATCTCTAATAAAAACAATTAAAAGTGATATGTTAGGTAATAATCTTGTAAAAAAATATAATAATTACTCTGTTTTATCAATAGTATTTATATTGTTTACATCAGTATATATAAGTTATAAAATAAAAGCATTTATAGATTTAATTACAAAAGATACAGATGAACCTAACAAATTAAAATATATTCATGTATTTCCAATTATATCGTTGGGATTTATCATGTATATATTATTAACATCATATCATAGAATATTTGATCATAAATTAATTTCTATATGTGATAATACTAATCTTCTTAATATATTAGATAAATACAAATCAATACAATTTAATATTTCTTATATTATTATTTCTTATATTTTTACAAATTATTTATTATATTATATAATCAATAAATATGATATTGAAAATAGTAAATCATTTATTAAAAGAATAATTAAATCTATAAGAAATAAAAAAGAATACATACTTCCATTTCCACCAATAATTTTTTCAGTCATATCATATTATGTATGTCAAGAAGCATATAATACAATGAAACAAGTAAAAAAACAAATGGATAATTGCCAGGATGAATTTGAACCAAAACAATTGAAATTTACGATGGATAATAAAAAAAACATGTATACAAAAGATAATTGCACAGATTGTTTATGTTATGATACGTCAAATAACGAGTGTAAAAGTAGCATTATTAGTATGGATAAATGTAATGATGATGATGATACT